GCCCGTGTAGCCTCGACTTCATTGACAGGCGTAGCATCGTTCAATAGCGCATCCTTCGATGTAAGTGCGGGTGGAGATGTAACCATCAAGACCGGTGGTGTAAGCAATACGCAACTTGCAAATTCCTCAATCATATTTGCAGGAGGTGGTGGTTCTTCCACGATAAATCTCGGTCAAACCCTGACGATCACCGGTACTGCAAACGAAACAGTCGTAACAAACAGCGCAGGAACCATTACGGTAGGACTAGCAAACGATGTAACGATTCCTGGAAACCTGACGGTAAACGGAACGGTATTCACCGCAAATGTCGATACTTTCGTGGTGGAAGATTCCCTGATTGCATTGGGAACAGGTAACGCGGCAGACAGCCTTGACTTGGGTTGGTTCGGTATCTACACATCGGGAGCAACCAGATACGCAGGATCCTTCAGGGATGCAAGCGATAGTGGAAAGTTCAAGTTCTTTACGGGGCTTACTGCACAACCAACAGGCACAATCGACACAAGTGCCGCAACATATACCGTTGCCACGATTGTTGCAAACATAGACGGCGGAACTTTCTGATTTCTTGATTGTTTGTTCTAATTCGTGAGGTCTAAATAACTTTGCCATGCCACGCGAAAGCATAATTCAGATATATCGTTCGTCTACGCCTTCTTCGTCCCCGTCCTTGACTGCGGGTGAACTTGCCGTAAACATCCCCGATAAGAAGTTGTTTGTGGGAGGAACATCAGGCAGTATCACATTTTTGGATGCGTCTGCCCATGTCACTACAGTTAATGGGTTGACAAGTGCTATAACCATAACGGGTTCGGGTGCGATCACACAAACCGTATCGGGAACAACAACAACATTTGGTGCAAGACTTGCATCCGCGTCTGCCACAGGTGTTGCATCCTTTGGTAATGAGTTTGTAGTATCTGCTGCGGGTGGAGTAGGTCTCACAAGCAACTATGTGGCTTCCGTGAATGGTGCAACTGGTGCAATCACGAACATTGCAAAAACCAATGTAAACAATGTGTTCACGCAACCACAAACAGTAAATGTTCCTGGAGAGTTAAGCAGCATCTATACTACACAATATGGTGGATTTGGAATAACTTTTGGATATGATACGGGTATAGACGAAGGAAGTCAGACTTGGGTGTCTGGTGTTCAAGGTGGGTTGAATACAACAATAAGATTCCCATCCATAGACGGAACCTTGGCGTTGGTTGACGGAACCGTATCAAGAGTTAATGGTGCCACAGGCGCAATAACAGTAACCGGTGCCGGTGCAGTATTGTTTACTCAATCGGGGAAAACAGGAACATTCAATGCTCGTTTGGCATCCTCAAGCATTACGGGTGTTGCATCATTTGGTAATGAGTTCACCGTATCTGCTGCGGGTGCAGTCGGTCTCACTAGCAACTATGTGAAGAGCATCAACGGTGCAACTGGCGCGATCACCAATGTTGCCAAAACAAATGTTGACAACAATTTTAGTGCTTCTCAAACCATAGAAGCCGCTGGCGCGTTTTTAGATGTAATCAATAGTGCAATTAGCACTTCGTTTTCGTTGCAGCCAGGTGTTGGTATTGCTGTAGGTGATCCGATCAATGCCCCGCAGACATTGCAGTTCAATCAAGATGGTTTCTTGACAACAACTGTAACGCTTCCTAATTTCACAACCACTCTTGCGGGGCTTTCTGGAACTCAAACATTTACTGGCACAAAGACCTTTAATGCTCTGACGAACTTCACCGCAGGCATCAGCGCAGCAGGAGGAACTTTCAGCGGCAACATTTCTGCACCAAACATCGTAACTTCTGTCAATGGTGCCACAGGCGCAATAACAGTAACCGGTGCCGGTGCTGTATTGTTTACTCAATCAGGAAAAACAGGAACATTCGATGCTCGGTTGGCATCCTCAAGTGTTACAGGTGTTGCTTCGTTTGGCAACGAATTCATCGTATCTGCTCTTGGTGCAGTCGGTCTCACAAGCAACTATGTAAAGAGTGTAAATGGATTGACAGGTGGACTCACCTTTGCTGCGGGTACAGGTATTACCTTTACTGCTTCAGCAGGAACCATAACTCTTTCTACTACAGGTGGTGGTGGATCCAAGACATACGCAGTATATACTCCATTAGACAATCAACCACCAGCAGCAAACTTTGCAACAATTGACACACGCAATTCCATAATGGTGCTTGACTTTGATGCAGCAACAGACGAAAGCGCAGTATTTGTTGGAGTAATGCCAGAAGCCGCATCTCTTGGAAGTGGTTTAAAGATTCGTATTAATTGGATGGCAACTTCTGCAACATCGGGAACCTGTCGATGGGGCGTACAGATAGAAAGAATGAATACGGACGAAGACTCCGATTCATTTGATACTGCTGCAACTGCTGGAAGCACAACAAACGGTACATCAGGAATTATTACTACCACAGAAATTACTATAACTACCATAGATTCAGTTGCAGCGGGAGATCCTTTCCGTCTTAAAGTATTTCGTGATGCAGACGGAACATCAGGAACAGATGACATGACAGGTGATGCTGAACTTGTTTCAGTAGAAGTGCGAAGTGCATCATAATGGCACAGGAATTTCTCAATTACACCGATCCAACATTAACTTATGATGATTACATCAGCGGTGCTGCAACGCTTTCTGCTGCGTATCCAGTAACAATGAATGTATGGTTCTACCCACCAAGTGCCTCTGTAACTGGATTTGTGAATGTGGTAGGCGTAGGAAATGGTTCCGATGTAAGCCACCACCGCCTACGCATCAACAACACTACAATTAGAGTAAGTGCAGTAACTGTTGATACGGTTGCCTCAACGACTGCCGTAGCAGCAACCACAAATTATACTGCTAGTGCGTGGAACATGGCAACCTATGTATGCACCTCTGCTACAAGCAGAACCGTGTATGTGAACGCGGGCAGTTCTGGAACAACAACTGTCAGCAGAACAGTTACCGCACCAACAAACTGGTCAATTGGGGGATATTACCAACTGGCACCAATTCCTAATTATGAAGGGTATCTTGCAGAGTTTTCCGTATGGGATGCAGCACTAACGGCAGACGAAATCACTTCTCTCTACAGAGGCACAAAAGCAGATGGCATTCGTCCCCAAAACCTGAAAGTATATGTTCCACTTGTAAGAAACCACACGGACACAAGAGGGCTAACCACTTCAATCACCAGCAATTTTCCGTCTGGAGCAACAGTAAAAGATCATGTGAGGAGATACGGATGAGTACATACGCATACATCCACGACAATAAAATCGTTGAACTCAAAGAGATTTCAGATACCCTCTACAGTTCTTGGATTGCAGAAAGCAATCCGAAGAAAGATTGCTATAGGTTGGTTGTCTACACACAGCAACCAAGTGTTTCTTCCACAGAGGTAGCAGAATCATCTTTTACAATAAACCAAACCACAGTAAATCAGGTATGGACTATACGAAACAAGACGGCAGATGAGTTGCGAATTACTTGGACTGCATATCAATTCTTGAATCGCTTTACATACGCAGAACGAGCAGCATATAGAGTTGCAGCAAAAACAGATGATATTGTGGCTGATTTTATGGGGCTTGCACAAGCAGCACAAGAAGTACTTTCTGATGATCCAACTACTATTCAGGGCATGGATTATTTGGTTTCAATTGGTGTGCTAACACAACAAAGAAGAAATGAAATATTGTCTAATTCTTGACAAATATTTATGACGATGATATACTTTTAACATTCACTTTCTACTACAAATCACTTGCTTTGTTGGGGTAATCGGAGTATCATTCGCTCTAAATATCCTCACCCACTAACTAGGAGAAACACATGAGCGAACACGGACTTCCCACTTTGTACCAGGATTTCATCCATCTTTCGCGCTACAGCCGATGGATTGAATCGGAGAATCGCAGAGAGTCATGGGAAGAGACAGTTGCTCGGTACTTTGACTTCTTTGAGAAGCACCTTGGCAATAAGATCACCAAGGAGCAGCGCGAGGAGTTGGAGACAGCAGTCCTCAATCTTGAGGTCATGCCTTCCATGAGAGCATTGATGACTGCTGGTCCTGCTCTTGAGCGAGATCATGTTGCAGGATACAACTGCGCCTTCGTTGCAGTCAATCGCGTTCGTTCGTTTGATGAGATACTGTATGTTCTCATGTGCGGAACAGGCGTAGGCTTCAGCGTGGAAAATCATTTTGTGCAGAAGTTGCCAACAGTTGCAGAAGAGTTCTTCCCAAGCGATACCGTCATCGTTGTTGAAGATTCCAAGATCGGTTGGGCAAAGGCATACAAGGAATTGGTCAGTCTTCTCATCTCTGGTCAACTTCCAAAGTGGGATGTCTCCAAGGTTCGTCTTAAGGGCGCACGGCTGAAGACATTCGGCGGTCGTGCATCTGGTCCCGAACCACTCGTTGATCTTTTCAAGTTTACATCCGACACCTTCCAAAAGGCAAAGGGTCGCAAGTTGACATCTATTGAATGCCACGATATTGTCTGCAAGATCGCGGAGATCGTTGTTGTTGGTGGCGTTCGCCGTTCTGCTCTCATCAGTCTGTCGGATCTGAATGACGAGCGTATGCGTAATGCAAAGGTCGGTCAATGGTGGGTGATTGATCCCCAACGCGCACTCGCCAATAACTCTGCTGTCTATCAGGAGCGTCCTGAAATCGGAACATTCATGGACGAATGGGTATCGCTCTATAAGTCAAAGAGCGGTGAGCGTGGCATCTTTAATCGTGATGCATCCAAGCGTCAGGTTGAGAAGTTGGGTGATCGCCGTGATCCAAACTTTGACTTCGGAACCAATCCTTGCAGCGAAATCATCCTGCGCGACCGTGAATTCTGCAATCTATCCGAAGTTGTAGTTCGTCACGATGACACCCCCGATGATTTGGTTCGCAAGGTCAAACTTGCTGCCATCCTTGGCACATGGCAAGCCTCACTCACCAACTTCCGCTACATCTCAAGCGAGTGGAAGAAGAACTGCGAGGAAGAGGCTCTGCTTGGTGTATCGTTGACAGGTATTCTTGATAATCCCTATCTTCGTAGCGAGAATGGATTGGAAGTTCTTCTTGGTCATATGAAGCAAGCAGCCGTTGAGACCAACGCAAAGTGGGCAAGGAAGTTGGGCATCAGTCCTGCTGCTGCCATCACCTGTGTCAAGCCAAGCGGTACGGTATCGCAGTTGGTAGATGCTGCAAGCGGCATCCATGCTCGTCACAACGAGTACTACATTCGCACCGTCCGTGCAGACCGCAAGGATCCGATCTGTCAGTTTATGATTGATCAGGGCATCCCCGCAGAGCCTTGCGTCATGCGTCCTGACCACACGATGGTCTTCTCATTCCCAATGAAGTCACCCAAGGGTTCGCCCACTCGTAATGATTTGACTGCGATTGAGCATCTTGAACTTTGGAAGATGTATCAAGACTTCTGGTGTGAACACAAGCCATCGGTCACCATCACCGTCCGCGAACACGAATGGTTGGAAGTCGGTGCATGGGTATACAAGCATATTGACAGTATCTCTGGTATCTCTTTCCTACCACACTCTGAACACTCCTACAAGCAAGCCCCATATCAGGATTGCACCAAGGAAGAATACGAGGCAATGATAGCGAAGATGCCAAAGAGTATTGATTGGTCGCTTCTTTCAAATTATGAGAAGGAAGATACCACAAAGGGAACGCAGACCTTTGCTTGCAGCGCAGGGGTATGCGAAGTAGTGGATCTAACTCAATCGTGATGATAAATACTCCTGCTTGAAGATCGCAGGAATCGATTACTCCCTCTGCTCACCAGCCATTACCGTTCATACCGGTGATGGCTTTTCTCTTTCTCAATGCAAGTCACACTACCTCACCGAAACCAAGAAACACGCAACTGTGTATACGGCTTCAGGATTGTATTGCAGAGGATGGGACTATCCTGAATGGGAAGTCTATGAGTTTGGTAGAGGCGAAGATCGTTACGACAAGATTTCAAATTGGGCATTGGATCTTGTCAAGGATTGCGATCTTGTCTACATGGAAGACTACGCTCTTGGAGCCAAGGGTAAAGTCTTCAATCTTGGCGAAAACGGTGGATTGTTGAAATGGAAGATGTGGAAAGCAGGAGTTCCATTCCATCTTGTCGGTCCCACCGTTGTCAAGAAGTTTGCAAGTGGCAAGGGCAACGCCGACAAGGATAAGATGTATGATGCCTTTGTAAAAGAAACAGGGGCTAACCTCCAAAAAGAGATCAGCCCCGATTCCAAGAAAGTAGCGAGTCCCGTATCAGATATCGTGGACTCTTATTTCATCTGCAAGTACGGTTACAGTACCCTGCTCCAAAACTGATTACGCTCACGCCTCTGCGCCCGTGCGCTCTCGGGCGCGTATGCCCACTCGGGCGTGTGTGCGTGTACACCCGCGTGTGCGCGTATGCGTGTGAGGCGTTCTGTCTCATAAGGAGTTTCCTCATGGACATCCCCCTCTAGATCTTCAAATTCATCTTCTGGCTTGGTTCTTGGGTCAGCGACCACGGTGGAACTTCTCCTTGGTTTCGTAAAAGAAATCATCTTCTTCAATATCGTGAGTTGTCAGACTATCTGACAAATTGCGATGATGCTTCAAATGCTTTTTCTGACTTGTTCTGCTATCGGCTCGTTCTAGTGGACGACCATCCCGATCAACATTACCTTGCTGACTCATGCCTTTACTACCTTTGTAGAAATTAAATTTGGAAATGCGAGATCAACAACCTCGCGGTCAATTCCTGGAATCTCTCCAGCAATCATCTGCTCTATAACTATTGCCTCCGTTGGATGGAGGGATTCTAATAGTTGGGTGAGTAGTTCGTTCTTACGCTTCTCTGCCACGGGATTCTCCTTGGTATACAAGTAGAACCTACGGTATTCAAGCATCAGCGTAGTATATGACAATCCTTCGGGCGAGGGATCGGCGGTGTATGATGGTGCCTTTTCACAATACCAAGTTACCTTGGGATCGTAAGCATATCGGAGGACTTCCTGCAATGCAGTTGTCGAATGAGCGCGAAGAACATTCGCCTTGTCCTTTGGAGTCTTCTGTTCAGCGACCTTGGTCAAAATTTCAGAGATCAGTAATTGCATGGTGTATGCTCCTTGTCATACCTATTTAGTAGGTCACAAGGATTACTGTATCCTCATTTACCCGACCCTTTGCATCTTTTTCTGCCGTATTAGACTGACCAAATGCATTTTTTACAGAACGAATGCCGCCTTCCTCGCGGATAGCCTTGAGGAGGGGTTCGGGCTTGCGAAGTTTCTTGGACTTGGACTTTGAAGAATCAAATCCAATGATCGTAGTTCCCTTCACAGAAAGTCCCTCGCGGGTCTCTGCTTCAAGGATGGTACAAACTCGGGTCTTGGTATTGAACAAGACAACCTTCTCTGCACCAATGATCCGATAAGGAGCAACGGACTTGATCTTCCAAGTCGTGTCTTCCTTCTTATACTTCAGGCTCTTGACTGCCTTGACGGGATCCTTTGGCTTACGGCGGCGAGGCGCACGAAGTTTCTTTGAGACTTCAACCTGATGCTGACACGCGATGATGAGACAGTTGAGCCACTTCAAGTATTCCTTGAGTTGCTTCTTGCTGTAGATGGAGTATCCCTCCTTCAACTGCTCGTCTGCCTTGCCCTCAAGCACGGTCTCAATCGGATCAATCCTACGCTTGAACCATTCAGCGACTCGGCTAGCCTGAACCCCACGAATGTTCTTGCTCTTGATGTAAT